ATGGCGGCTATATACCCCAAAATGGCAGCGTAAGTCATGACTAAGGGCGAACAGGTCATGACCCAAGGTGATGCGCTTCAAAGTGGCTCAGATCGGCTCACAGCGGTTTTGGAGACACAATCAGCTCAGCTTGTAGGCTCTGCAACGCCTAGAATTCACACGCCATTGAACGATTTGCCTTCACGCGGCTTCGAATTGATCGATTTTGCTGACACAATCTTCGAAAATGGCTTCATGCCATGGCAGAAATGGCTGGCTGAGCACAGCTTGAAATACAAGCCTGATGGCAGATGGCAGCATCCCATCACAGTGACTACTGTTGCTAGGCAGAATGGCAAAAGTACCTACATGCTCGCCCTGATTGCGATGAAGCTTTTCCACTGGAATGAGTCGCTTCAGGTAGCTTCAGCTCACAGATTGGTGACATCGCTGGAGCAATTTCGATCGCTTGTGGGCATCATCGAAGCCAATGATGATCTCGCAAAGCGTGTCAAACGCATCCGCTGGCAGCATGGAGCTGAAGAAATTGAGACATTGGATGGTTGTCGCTTTGTGATCAAGGCTGGCGGATCGGCGGCTCGCGGATTGAGTAAACCCGAAAGCGTTCATTTGGATGAATTACGCGAGATGCGAGACATCGAAAGTTTTGCATCGCTTCGATATACCTTGATGGCTGCAAAGAATCCGATGGTCAGTGCCTTCACAAATGCTGGCGATATTCATTCCGTGGTGCTGAATTCTTTGCGTGAAAGAGGGGTCGCAGCGGCAGCTGGCGCAGCTGATGACATTGGGTACTTCGAATGGTCGGCGGCAACCGATGACATCACCGATCCTGAGAATTGGAGAGCTGCCAATCCAGCAATGGGTCACACAATCAATGTGGACAACATCAAAGCTGTTCTCAATGATCCGCCTGATGTGGTGATGACCGAGGTCTTGTGCCGCTGGGTCACATCGATCAACAGCTGTGTGGATTCTGCCAAATGGCAAGCTTGCAGCGATGACACTGTGGAGCTTGATCCTGAAAAGCTCACATGGCTGGCGATTGATATTTCACCCGATCGAAAACACGCTGCATTGGTGGGAGCTCAAAAACGAGCTGGGGATGAAGGCTTCAATGTGAAGCTGTTGCACACATGGACAAATGATCTTCAGCTCGATGACAAAGCGATTGCAAATGATGCGGCTCACTATTGCCGAAAGTATGCGATGGAATATCTGCTTTACAGCCGCCGCACATCGGGAGCTGTTGCAGCTCGAATGCAGCCAGCTGGAATCCCGATCTTCGACATGGATTCTTCATATCCACAAGCTTGTGACGAAATGCTCGGTGCGATTAACTCAGGGCGGCTTCATCACAAGCCGAACAATGAGCTCACAACCCAAATGCTTTCAGCTGTGCAATTGCGGCGTGGAGATGGTGGCTGGGTCATTGGTCGCAGAGCTTCACAGGCAGCTGTGTGTGCAGCTGTGGCGACAGCTCTCGTCACACACTTTGCGACACGCCAAGAGACGGAAATTGATATCTTGGTCGGCTAGGTGTAACGCCTGAGAAAATTCAGGCATGGGATTTCGTGATCTATTTGTGCCAGCTGTGACAACAGCCGCGCCTGTGCAGACAACCGATGTTGCTGCATCGCTTGCGCCTGTCAATACCACTGATTCATTGAATTCATATTGGGTTGCAGCTGGTCAAATAGCTACACGCGAAGAAGCAATGAGCATTCCAACAGTTGCTCGCGGTCGCAACATCATTTGTTCATCGATCGCATCAATCGGCATTGAAGTGTGGGATCGTGACACTGGCAGAGAAATTGAAGATGTGCCACGCATATTCCGCACACCTGATCCGCGCATCAATGGTGCAGCAACCTATGTGTGGACAGCTGAAGATTTGCTGTTTCATGGGTATGCATATTGGCAAGTGATGGAGCTGTATAAGGACACGCTACGCATTCGAAGTGTGCAGCGCATTGCACCAACGCGAGTCACAATCAACACAAATGCTTTGGGAACAGAGATTGTTTCGTACATGGTTGATGGAATGTATGTGCCAAATAGCGGTGTCGGTTCGCTTGTGGTGTTTTACGGAAACGATGAAGGACTTCTCAATCGCGCGGGGCGAACAATTCGAACAGGCGCAGAATTAGAGAAGGCGGCTGCAAATTATGCTCGCGAGCCAATTCCGTCAATGGTTCTCTCATCAAATGGCACAACATTGCCAGCTGATCGCATCAGAGCTTTGCTCGATGCATGGGGAGCTTCTCGCCGTAATCGCAGCACAGCATTTCTGAACGCTGATGTGAAAATGGAAACAATCGGATTCGATCCTGAAAAATTGCAGCTGGCTTCAGCGAGATCATACATCGCAACAGAATTAGCCAGGGCGATCGGCATTCCAGCATTCTTTGTTGATGCTGAAACAGGATCATCAATGACATATTCAAACAGCGAGACAACAAGAAAATCATTGCTGGACTTTTCTTTGCGACCAATGATGACAGCAATTGAAGAAAGAATGTCAATGCCTGATTTCTTGCCTTCATCACAAATTGCAAAATTTGATTTGGATTCTTACCTACGCGGAAGCGCAACAGAGAGAGCAAATGTGTACAAGATTCTCAGCGGCATTGTTGATGCTGAAGGGAATGCAGCAATCACCATCGATGAAATTAGACGAGCAGAGGAAATGATTTCATGAAGATAAGCACACCATTCAAGATCAGTGCAGCCGATACAAATTCGCGAACCATTGCTGGTCGCATTTTAGAATTTGGTGTCGCTGCAAATGCATCGACTGGCAAAGTCATGTTCGAAATTGGATCAGTTGAGCCAGCAACAGTGAAGCTCAATTTGGAGCATCAATCAGATCGCCCGATCGGTCGCGCCATCGATGTATCACTTTCAGATGACAAGACGATGATGGACGGAATTTTCAAAATCGCTAACACGACAGCTGGATCAGATTCATTGGTCGAAGCTCAGGATGGGTTGCGTGATGGATTCTCTGTTGAAGTTGATGCCGAAGAATACACATGGGCTGAAGATGGCACATTGGTAATTTCAAAAGGTACTTTGACAGGCGTTGCATTAACACACAACCCAGCTTTCAAAAATGCTCGTGTCGATTCCGTAGCTGCAACAGAGGGCGAAGAAGTCGCCGAAGAAGTTTCTGAATCCGATGTGGATGCAGAAAACCCAACAACACAAGAAGGAGACGAAGTGGAAAACGCCGTCACAAACGCGGAAGCCGTAGAGTCGGTGGAAGCTACTCAGTCAATCAAGGCAGCTGCACCTGTAGTGGGTGGCTCATTTACAAAGCCACGCCTAGAGTTCACAGCCGCAAAGTATGTAGAAAACACAATTCGCGCAGCAATGGGCGATGAAGATGCTCGTCAGTATGTTCGCGCAGCTGACAACACAACCGACAATGCTGGTCTTGTACCAACACGCCAGCTTTCAGAGGTTGTCAATGGTCTTTCAACAATGATCCGTCCATCAATCGATGCAATCTCTCGTGGTTCATTGCCTGATGCTGGAATGACTTTCGAAATTCCAAAGATCACAGTTGCACCAACAGTTGCTGTCACAGCTGAAGAAGGCACACCATCAGACACAGATCAGAATTCAGCTTTCGTCACAGTTGATGTGAAGAAGTTCGCTGGACAACAGACATTCTCAGTTGAATTGCTGGATCGTACATCGCCAGCATTCTTTGAAGAATTAATCCGCAACATGGCGGCAGCTAAGGCAAAGGCAGAGAATGCTTATGTTTCAGCGGCTCTCGTATCAGCTGCAACAGCTGACGGAACAGGCACAACAACATATCCAACAGCTGCCGAGCTTCTCGGTGTTGTTGCTCGTGGCGCAGCTTCAGTTTATGGCGCAACAGCTGGTCTCCCAAATGGTTTCGCAAAGAACATCATCATGGGAACAGGTCAGTGGTCAAATGTGATGACACTGAATGATTCAGGTCGTCCAATTTACACAGCACAGCAACCAATGAACGCTGGCGGCGTTGCTCGCCCAGATTCATTGCGTGGCAATGTTGCAGGTCTTGATCTGTATGTTGATCCATCACTAGCTGCAACAGATGCAGATGGAACAATCTTGATCGTCAATCCTGATGCATACACATGGTACGAAGGACCAACATTCCGCCTTCGCGCTGATGTAATTGCTTCAGGTCAAATCACTGTGGGCTATTACGGATACGGAGCACTAGCGACAAAGATTGCCGCTGGAGCTTTCAAGAATAACAAGTCATAACCACAAACTAATCATCGGCTGGGTTCTCCCGATCTCAGCCGAGCAGAATACAAAGGAGAAGTGCTCATGCCAGCGATAGTCACAGCTGCACAGTTGCGAACAGTGCTCGGTGTGAGCACTTCTCTTTATTCTGATGCTTACCTTGATGAAATTATCAACACAGCTGAAAGCGTGATCTTGCCATTGCTCGTTGCAAATCAGGTTGCTGTGGTTGATTACAAGCTTGAATCAAATGTTGCTTATTACTACACCCAGCGAGCACATCATTTTGTTGCGGGTCAGTCTGTTGTCGTAGCTGGTCTGCCAGCTCCATTTTCTGCCACTGTAACTGTTTCAGACAAAGTCACGCCTTATTCATTCACAGCTGCAATTACAAATGCTGATGTCACATTGCGTACATCGATTCCAGCTGGCACAGCAACACTTGCAGGATATTCAGCTGCAACACTTTATGCAGATAATGATGCAATCGAATCAGCTGTCTTGGTGGTCAGCGTTGAAGTATTTCAATCTCGCATCGCAGCTGGCGGACAAATCGAAGGTGTCGATTTTGCTTCTACACCCTACAGGATGGGGAAAAATTTGGCGGCACGCGTCAGCAGTCTCCTCTCAGCTTATCTTGATGTCGAATCGATTTGTCAATGACAGCGAGCACAATCGGCGGCTCTGTCCGAACACCATTGGCGAATGCATTTTCTGCATTGGCGGCTTCGATCTATAGCTCAGTACCTGAGACAGTGATCAGCCCAGCAATCGTGTTGATTCCAGATTCTCCATATCTCGAACCAAATTTGATCAACCAATCAACCACAAAGCTTCAGGTCAATCTCGTCATCACAGCGATTGTGAATTACAACAGCAACGCTGGCTCATTGGATAACCTTGAACAGCTTGTCGTTAGCATTCTCGGTGCAATGCCATCGGGATACATTGTGGGAGCTGTAGAGCGACCAACAGTGGTTCAAATCGGCGCAGGATCATTTCTTGCAGCTGATATTTCAGTATCAACTCAATACACACAGACAAACTAAGGAGCACAAGTGCCAACGACAATCATCACGGGTCGCGATCTCACTTTGACGATTGCCACCACTTCATACGATGCTCAGGCGACATCCGCGACCCTAAGCAACTCACCAACCATCGAGGCATATCAAACTTTGGATGGCAAAGTTTTTAAGCACATCGATGACACATGGACATTCGCTGTTGAAATGCTTGCAGACTGGGGAGCTTCAGGCTCACTGTGCGAAGCACTATGGACAGCGGCAGAATCAGCACCAAACACAGCTTTGGCTGTTTCATTGACAGCTGTATCAGGCGCGGTTTTCGCATTCAATGTTTTGCCTGAATATCCAGCTGTGGGCGGTTCAGCACCTGATGCTCAGACTGTAACGCTAAACTTCACAGTGACAGCTGCACCAACAGAGACATTCAGCTAAAAACTAGAGATCGGGAGAAAAGAAATGAAGCTACCAATCACAATCGAATACAACAATGGCGAATCAGATATTTACATCGCACAGCCGCCTGAATGGGCAAAGTGGGAAGTGAAAACTGGCAACACCATTTCACAGGCACAAGACAAGATCGGCATCAATGATCTGATGTTTCTGGCATATCACGCTATGAAGCGCGGTTCAGCTGGAAAGCCTGTGAAGCCGTATGAGGCTTGGATGGAAACCATCGCTGATGTTCGAGTCGGAGATGATGACCCAAAAGCCACAAGCGCGGAAGCGTAAGTCGCTTACTGGTTGAGGTGGCAATTGCCACTGGAATTCCAATGAGCGAATGGCAAAGCGCGGAAGATATATTGACAGCTTTGGAGATATTGGAGAGCAGGAATGGCAGCTGAGCAAGTCTCGTATGATAAAAACGAGCTTCGAGCTGTCATTCGTGCCTTCAAAGTCATGGATGAAGAATCTATTCAAGCTGCAAAAACTCAATCGGGAGCACTAGCGACTTACCTTCAGCGAAAGATTATCGATGCAGCTGGTCGAACCCGAAATGTGGTTGATGATCGCATTGCAACTGGTTCGCGTGTTTCAAAGTCATCAAAGATCGGCGAAATCAGCTTTGGCTTTGCATCCCAGCGATTCAGCGGCGGCGGAACAACTCAACAACTTTGGGGCGGCGCAGAATTTGGATCAAACAAATACAAGCAATTCCCCAGCTGGTCAGGTCGTCAAGGTCGCGGCTCTCGCGGATGGTTTATCTATCCGACACTACGAGCAGAGCAGCCATATTTGATTCGCGAGTGGGAAAATAACTTTGACCAAATTCTGAAAGAGTGGGATCGCTGATGGCACAGAGTAGAACCTTAAAGCTGGCTTTGCTGGCTGACATTGCCAATTTCAGCACCAACATGGATTCGGCAGGAAAAAAGTCACAAACCCTTGGAGATCAATTCACGGAATTTGGCAAAAAAGCTGCATTGGCTTTTGCCGCTGCTGGCGCAGCTATTGGCGCATATGCAAAAGTCGCCATCGAGAATGCCGCAGCTGACGAGAAGGCACAGCGCAATCTTGCACTGACAATCGAAAACACCACAGCTGCCACAGCTGCACAAATTGCTGGCGTTGAGGATTACATCAGCACAACATCGCTGGCAATTGGCATAACCGATGATGAGCTTCGCCCAGCTTTCGGGCGATTGGTTCGATCCACAAAAGATGTCGAAGATGCACAAAAGCTTCTCAATCTTGCACTGGATGTTTCAACAGCTACAGGCAAGCCGCTGGAAGCGGTCGCAAATGCGCTTGGCAAGGCATATGACGGCAATTTGAATGCTCTTGGTCGTCTAGGTCTAGGCATTGATCAAAGCATCCTTAAATCAAAGGATTTCGATCTTGTATTCAATACGCTGACAGATACATTCGGCGGCTTTGCAGCAAATGAGGCTTTGAGCACTGAAGCGGCTTTTGCTCGAATCAAGATTGCTGGCGATGAAATTCAAGAGCAGATCGGTTCAGCTTTGCTGCCTGTAGTACAAGAGCTCACCACATTCATTCTTACTGATGTTGTGCCTGTTGTGCAGCAATTTGTGAATGGTCTGACTGGTCAAGGTGGATTGTCATCGAGCTTGACAGATTCTGAGAAAAAAGCATTTCAATGGGGCGAACGAGTCAAAGCTGTCATCAAGACTGTCATTCAATTCAAAGATGAGCTGATTGCTGTTGCTGGTGTGATTGCCACTGTTTTTGTGGTGTCAAAAATTTCAGCTGCAGTCACAGCAACCATTGCATTGATTAAAACATTGATCACGGCTTACAACGCTTTGAAAGCTTCAGCAATCGTTGCTGGCGTAGCTTCAGCATTTGCTTTGAATCCGTTGCTTGGTGTTGGAGCTGTTGCATTGGCGGCAGGTGTGCTTTCAGCTGCAAATGCTTTTGCCAATCGTGAATCAGGTATCGAAGCTCCATCAACAGGCGCAATTCCATTTGCTTCAGGCTTTGCAGCTCCAGCCGTACCAAAGCCAACAGGCGGTGGCGGTGGTGGCGGCACAACAACAACCACCGGTGGCGGTGGTGGAGTCACCACAGCTTCAAATGCAGCCGCAGCGGCAGCAACAGCTGCATCAAATGTTGTGAATGGATCATTCAATGTTGGTTCTTTTCGAAAAGCTGAAGCCGAATCGATGGGAACAACAATCAATCTGACTGTGGTTGGAGCTTATGACAAAGAAGGCACAGCGCGAACAATCGTTGAGACTTTGAACAATTCCACATTCCGCGGCGGCGGTGGTGGAGCTGGATCATTGGTGGCACTGTGAGCCAATGGCAGCCAATTTGGCGTGTAAAGATCAATGGCGTTGAAGTCACTGATTCTGTTCTTTCAAATCTGACAATCACATCAGGTCGAAACAATATTTATGAGCAACCATATGCAGGATATTGCAATCTTCAAATCATCAAATTTGATTCGGCTTCAGATTCTTATGGCGTAACACAAACAATCAGCATTGAGGTTCAAGATTCGACAGCTGCATTTGTGCCAATCTTTGGCGGTTCGATCACCGATTTATCTCAGGAAATTGCACAGGTTGGCTCTGTCATGAATGCACAGCGGATCAACATCATCGCCACTGGAGCATTGTCAAAGCTTGCTCGAACAACCACTTTGGGTGTGTTGTCAAAAGATTATGATGGCGATCAAATATGGGAAATCCTCAATGGAATTCTTTTGAATCAATGGCAAGAAGTTTCGCCAGCTGCAACATGGGGCGGATATGATCCATCAGTCACATGGGCAACAGCTGAAAATGGTGGCTTGGGTGAGATTGATCGCCCAGGTGATTACGAGCTTGACTCTCGAACATCAAGCGAAATCAATGTTTTGCAGCTTGTCCAAGAGCTTGCAACATCGGGGCTTGGTTATGTGTACGAATCCGCAACAGGCGCGATTTCATATGCCGACAGTACTCATCGCAATCAATACCTTGCCACAAATGGATATGTGGAGCTGACAGCAAATCATGCGCTGGGTGTTGGTATTACAACGACAACCCGAATTGGCGATGTTCGCAACAAAATCACTCTTAAATATAAATCTGATCAATCATTTGAGACTTCAGATTCTGATCCAACATCGATCGCTTTATTTGGAGAACAAGCGCAAATCATTTCGACAACCCTTGATAAAACTGTCGATGCTGAATCTCAGGCAGCTTTCTATCTTTCATTAAGAGCTTATCCACGAGCCAATTTCGAAGCCATCAGATATGAGCTTGCCAATCCTGAGCTTGACGATACAGATCGCGACAGCCTGATCAATATCTTCATGGGAATGCCTGTTCGAATCAGTGATCTGCCTGTCAATATGGGATCGATTTTTCAAGGCTTTGTCGAAGGCTGGACATTCCAAGCCAACTACAATCAACTCAGCTTGACCTTGAATGCATCGCCGCTGGCTTTCAGCTTGCAAGCTGTTCGATGGAATGGTGTGAATCCAGCTGAAACATGGTCAAGCGTGTCGGGAACATTAGATTGGGAAAATGCGACAATAGTCGCTTAGCGAAAGGAAAAACATGGCAAATCCAACAAGCAACTTCGGATGGCAAATGCCGACCAGCACCGATTTGGTGACTGATTTGCCAGCCGATTTCGAGACATTTGGTCAGGCGGTTGATACAACACTGGCAGAGCTCAAAGGCGGCACAACAGGTCAAATCCTGTCAAAATCATCAAATACAAACATGGATTTCACATGGGTTGCACCAACAACAGGTGACATCACTGGGGTAACGGCTGGAACAGGACTTTCAGGGGGTGGAACATCAGGTGATGTGACACTTAATCTTGCAAATACTGCTGTTTCAGCTGGGTCATATACAGCAACAAATTTGACTGTTGATGCACAAGGTCGA